ATCTGTTACACCATCCACGGGTACATCGTCGATATTAGCAATAAGCAAATAGGGCAACAAAATAGCTACTAATTCCTGATCTGTGAGAGTCTTCTTACCAATAGGATTGGTACCTCTATAGGGATTCACTTTTTCCTCAAGAATGACTCACAGAATCTTGCTTATCAAGTTTATGTGACATCAGAAACTTCTCTCCACGTCTGTCGTAGCGAGCAGCTTCAGCTTCATTACCCATAGCCTCATATAGAAGAGCAACAGCAAAAGCATGAATTGTTCCCGCCATCTGATCTAACATCCAATAAGTTTCTCCAATATCTGTAAGACGTGCGGGATAAGCATAGAAGCCGTAATGTAACACAGATTGTAATTTCGAGAGCTTCAGAAGAATCTGATCGCCTGCACGATACCATACATCAATCTGCTCTTGTCCAACTCCAGGAGCTTTCTCAACGAAGACACGAGAAGAGTCTTTCCAGTGTAGATATGTGAAATACCCGTCCGGCCTCAGATACTTAATCTTACGGAAACGAGAGAAGTTTGCAGAGATCGTAATAGCTTGTGCGTACAAAGTACCATTCAGAGCATACTGTCCCTCTACCAGATCAGAAGCAAAATCTCCCTTAGCTGTAATGTACTCGATAGCATTGTTTATTTCGTCCGTAGCATCGACAAGCTTATCCGGGCGCTTAATTGTCCTAAGCACCCAGCTTCTAAGTTCGCCTAGGGTCATAAGCGCCCGGACGAATGCTTATGCTTGCCCTGCTTTCGGTGTATCAGCAGGTTTTACAGGATCAGGCTGTTTGATCTCTTGTTTGATTTCTTCAATAGAGAAATGTTTAGCATTCTTTCTCGCATAAGCAATAATCTCTGCATCCTCTGTCAGCAAGTGTTGATTCTGAAAGCTAACATGAACAGTACGTTTACCCATTCCTGCTAGAAAGAAATTGAAATTGGGTTTCAAACAACGGAATAAAACTTGAGACTCTTTAGTACGTCTTGGAATCAAGTCTTCTGGACGGAGAACAGAAACAGACTTGGAAGGAGTACGAGGAATAACTTGAGCCTTTGCAGGAGTTGCAGCAACAGCAGTCGCTTTCTGGAGACCAGACTGAGCGACTGCTGCGCTTCGAGCTGCTGCAAGCCTATCGGAGATAGCTCCCATGCTTTAAGCAGCAGCGGCAGTAAGTCCTTCTACAATAGCACAGGCAAAAGGATTGATAAGTTCAACAGCGAATTCAGAAGTCAGAGAGCCTCCAACAGCATCTACACCATTCGCATTGTTCTTTCCATCGCCACCATATTCTTCAGCTTTGGTATCTCTCCCATTCATGAAAGCAAGCTTTAACGCGGACAGATCAACAATAACCATGAGAGAAGCAAGTTCCGGCAAACCATCGAAGAGAGGATGATGGATAAGATTGATCTTGCCGCGGTAGAATTTGAAGGAAGTAAACTGCATTCCAAAAGAAGTCTCATCTTGCAGAATCGTAACTTGTCCAGACATACGGCCAATATCATTCAGAACTTTAAGAGCAGTAGAACCAACGAAGCCAACACGCTCTTTAGCATTGCCCATATCTGTAGAGAATTGGAAAGCCGGATCTACAAGTGCAACGAGTTCATCGAAGGTAGTAGTGGCACCAGCAGTATTCGTATGCGTAGGAGCATATTGATCAGCAGCATCGTAAATGCCTTGCGTAGTATGAATTGGCTGCGCACCAGCTACATCCAGCTCAGCTTGTCCGAAGAAAATAGCAGATTCTGCTTCAACAGAGTGCATCATCGCACAGTCTCTACGATCTTCCTGTACGTTGCCGAAGCCAGCTTCCGTAAGAGAAGCACGAGCAGTATCTGTTACAGCCCAAGCATTTCTGAAGATTTGAGTATAGTTTGGAATATGAACAGTAGTAATACGACGAGCAGTAGGACGATCCGAACCCTCAGCAAAAGCAGAACCAACAACAATGAGTGCTTGATTATCTGCAATGTTAGCTGTAGCAACACGACCAAATGAACGAGTAACAGTAATCTGAACAGCAGAGTCTACAGTTACAACACGCATATTTTCACGTGTCAGCGGATTGTAGAGAACCATGAAGGGAAGAATACCTGTAGTAGAATCTACAACAATAGCAGCTTCACCAGCAACAAGAGCACCATTAACAACTACTGAGCCAAAGAGAAAAGTCTTCGAGAAGTAACCATGAGCGAAATTCTTAGCCTGTGCGCGTGGTTGTTGAGAGAGTAGACCCCAGAGAGGAAAGGAGCCATTTGGAAACAGTCGAAGCATTGTTCCAGCAAAAGAACGTACATTCAGCTCAGCAGGATTGATAGTAGTATTGAATACGCCTGTACTGAAAGCCATTACGTCTCCTAAAGCGTAAAACGAGAAGCGTGGTGGCTATTTTTTGTGATCGCGAGAAAGATAATCTAGCCAGCTCTTATCCGACTCTCCACCAACAAGATTGGGTTCGTCAGCATTACCTGCTGTTGCTCCTTTGAAAGCTTCTGGATCCATCAGCTGAGCAATACCAGTGAAATACTTCTTCACCTGCCCAGAGACCCAGTCAGGAGTAGCATCAGGATACTTGTCGTAAATTGCTTCTACGACACGATCAATCTGCTGTTTGAGAACAGGATTCTTGCTCGCAATGGTTTCCAGGCTATTTGCAGTGAGAGACTGCCTCACCTCTCGACCTAGCCCAGCACGGTCATGCTCTAGTCTAGCAGACACATACTTATCCGTAAGGGTCGGTATGTGACTCATGAGCATCGAATAAGCTTGACGACCCACAGAGTTTAATAGGCCAGTGAGCGTCTCAGGATCTCCCTCTTTGAACTTCGCAAGAAGCTCAGGCGTAAGCTGAGGGGAAAACTGTAATTGCTCAGTAACCTTCTTCAAAGCCTCTGGATCTAATGAAAAGGCAGGTACAGGATTCTCTTGACCTGTCTTAGCTTTAGTATCCCACATACCATCGAAAATAGCAAGCGGATCTTTTGATTTGTTGGGATCATCCATATTATTTGGATCGTTAGCACGATCTAATACTTTTTTAAGCTTTCCAGTAGCTGGATCTATATCTTGCCCAGGTAGAGGCTTTCCATCAGCACCAAGCTTTGGTTCCAAAAGCTTAGGATCAGCATTTGGATCTACAGTAGTTGCTACAGGCTTCTGTTTTTTCGAGAAGAGAGACATCAGGCTGCCAAAATCAGCATGTCCCTGCTGTCTGAATCGGCTACTCTGTATCAAGGCTTCACCTCCGGTTTGAAGTTATTAAGAAGAAAGGCATACACATACTGTATTCCTTTCAACTTTTTGAATCTAGCAAGTAGTTTATATTCTTGTTCCGAAGTTTCTGCCTCATTCATGAGAAAATCATTTACTGCCATATTCAATTGTGCTTGAAAGTATCTACGTACAAGAGGAGAGGAGAGTAATTGCTGCAAATTACGTGCTTCTTCTCCTGTAAAATCTGGCTGCAGCTTATTAAGCTGTGCCTGCAGCTCCTGTTCCTGCGGCACCAGGGGCTCCTTGTTGTGGTGTTGATTGAGCGGGTTGAGCTGGTAGATATTGTTGTAGATCTCTTACTCCACCAAGCTGTGCGAGATGAGCAACCATTCCTGCTAATCCAGTCCCCCAAGATTGTGCAAGAAGTTCATTCTGTGAAATAGCTTGTAGTAATTGCATAATAAATTCAGTAGATGCAAGCTTAGACTTTGGAGTGTATCCATCAGCTAAACGGAAAGACATTACTTTGTCACGAAGAATTTGTATTTTCGCAGCATCAATATCATAAACAGCGCCACTTTTGGAAGCTTGATAGATACCAGCAGGCTGATGTTGATAGATATTGAGTTTGATATTTTCTTTCAAAGGCATCATAATCTGCATTTCAATACAAAGAGCTGGAAGACGTGTACGATTGTCCGCGCCTCCCATAGTATCTTGCCATTCCTGCACAGATTTATTGCCTTTTTGAAATTGTCCTTTCATTGGTTTATTCAATCCACTAAGAATATCAGCAAATTCCATAGTGGCTCTCAAATCCCCAAGAACAGACTGAGTTCCTGCATCGTTAAAAGGAATTTGATAGTATGCGTCTTTAAGAGTCTTCTCATTTAAGCCGGAAAGACGAACAGGTATTTTAGGAGCTGCAACAGGAGAGTTAATATCATCTTGATTGATAAGAGTTGAATCGTAAAGAGCACGATCGCTTACAGCTCGACGAGCTGATGCGAGACGAATATTAAAGAGGGAGGAAGCAATAGCTTGCATAGATACTTGAGACTCTGCAATAGATTGTGTCTGTACAGCGAAACCATCTTCAAGAGGCTGTCCAATTAAAATGGGTAAAAGATCAAAAGCTGTATATACACGACGTGCATACAAGAGATGCTGTCCATTGATAAGAATAAACTTCCAAATCTGTGGAGAATTCGGACGAGAAACATCTATACCAAATTCAGAAGGAATGATACGACAGTAGAAAGTAGCTCTCTCATAAACAGCAGAATAGTCAATACGTCCGCCTTTAGCAGTATTAGGAGTAAAGCCTAAATAGTCAGCCCAGTTAAACTCTCGTCCTCCCTCTGTAGGTCTTTTAGAGTTTATAAGAATATTTACATCTGGATGTGGATAGTAATTGCCTCCTCCAGAGACTGTAGTAAAGCCACCCCATTTTGATTCCAGAGACTCTTTAATACGATAGAGATTGCCTGATTTAGAATGCTTGTTAATAAAACGCTTTAGAGGGATACGAGGATACAGCTCTACGTAGCCTGCGAATTCACCATCAAAAGCTACATCAGCAGGATTCATAACACGTGCATCAAAGATAGCATTATATGGATCAAGTCTTTTGATTTTTGTGAGCTTAGGCTCTGTCTGTTCTAACTTTGCGGCTTCAGACGGCTTTAGATAGGAGGACATTACAGAGAATTGATCAATAGTATCCCATTCATGCTCAATGAAATTCAGATTGTATTTAATACCGTCACGGAAGTGCATGAGAAACTGACGAGCATACCCACCCAGAGTAGCATGCGTATCAATGATAGCTTCAAGCATCTCAGCTTCTGCTACATCTTTAGGAGATGAGACTACAGGGAAGATAGGATATCCTGAAAGATAAACATCTGCAAGATACCCAACATAAGAATCTACTTGAGATACAACAACAGGAACTTCAATATTATCAATATCTACACCACATCGAACATTGCCAGCTTTTCTATCTTCTTCCTCTTGGAATCTGTAGTAAGCTTTGTCTATTTCTCTCGCTTTATTACGAAAGTAGTCATATTGCTTATGTACAGCGAGAATACCTTGTAGATAGCGTTGTATATCATCAACAGATTTAGGTTTTAGTCTTGCTACATCTGTCTGTCCTGTTGCCAATGCAACGCTCCTTTCCTAGAAAGGGGTATTACTGCCAATAACACGTGCTCTTTGTATTAATGGTGCTCGTCTAACAGAGAGCAGATGTCCAAACTGGTTACGAACTTCTATTCCCATAGCTGGACAATCTAGCCAATCGTCTTTATTCTTCGGTTTTCCCACACGATAGGCTGTTGCCTGATAGACAAATTTCACACGATCTATATCACGAAGAAAGAACCAGTGTCCATCATATATTTCTGCGATGAAGTTACGAATATGCTGTTCTTTCGTTCGATTAAGAGCACGTTTGATGGGTATTACATCAATTCCAGTAATCTTTTCCTCTCTCATCACTTCAGCTATCCAGAATCCGAGAGTCTCTTGGTAAGAGTAAGCTTCAACAGCAATCAAAGAACATTCTTGTCTAATAGCCATATTGATAGCAGAAACAGCAGTCTTTTTAGGATTCCAGATACCTCCATCCATCTCAGCAATGTATCCAATTCCATCTATCAGA